TTACTTCTGTTCTGTATATCGTGTTTCCGTCCTTACCTTGAAAATTACTAACTTGAATACTACCTACAACTGCTATTAAACTACCTTTACCACAATATCTAGCTAAGTTTTCTGCTTGTTTATTAAAAGTCTTGCAGCTTATAAAATCTGCTTGTTGTTGCCCGTCTTGTCCTTTGAAAGCTCTATTTACTGCTAAAGTAAAGTTTGTATATGCTTTCCCACTTTCTGACATTCTTAAATCTATATCTTTTGTTATTCTTCCTACTAATACTACATTGTTAATCATTGAGTTTTATCTCCTTTATTTTTTCTATAATTTTTAATACTTCATCTTTTGTAAATAGTTCTATTTCAACTTTCTTTCCTATACTTTTTTTTGGCAGCCATAACACGTAACCTTTATAATTGCTATAATTAGATTCGTCATAAGCTATTAAGTAAAGCGATAACTGATACTTTAAATACTCTTTATTTAGCTTTGATGTAGTTTTTACATCGTATATTATGTTCTCCCCTACTCCGTCTACACGTCCACAATATATATCTTTGTAAAGAACAAACATTTCTTTATCTAATGTTTCAAAGTCTTTTATCTTTTTATATTGCTTAATTGCGTTTTCTTCGTAAACGTTGTTTGTTTGCCATTCTATCCCGTCTTCTAAGCTCTCTATTAGGAAGTGTACTCTAGTTCCATAATTGCCTGCTTGTTGTAATATACTGTAAGGCACTCCCTCGTATTGTTCTCCTAATAAGTACTTTATACATTGAGTAACACTTAACAGTTTCTTATCATCTAAATAATAAGTGTGTGTTAATTCGTCAAATTTAAAGTTGTAATTTGATGTTGACATTTTCTTGGATCTCCGTTTCTTTTACATATTGCTCATACAAGAACGGATTATCCGCTTTAAAATCGCTACTATTAAATGATTTTCTAAAGTAAGCAGGTTTAATGCTAACTTTAGCTGTATCATTCTCAAACTTATCTAAATTATCAGTTTTCATTTTTAGCATTATTTCTTGTCTAACTTCTTCTTTTTCTATGCTTAACATATCTATTTTTTCGTTTATTTCTTTATACTTTGACAAAAGTTTTTCCATAATTCCTCTAGCTCCTTATCTGGTATTTCTTCTAATGATTCAACACTTAAATTCTTTTTCTTTAACCAACCATCTATTTGACTTAATTCAACTTTGTGAGTATGCATCGTTGAAAGTGCCTCGTTTCTGTTGAATTTAGTAGCAACTTTAACCGCCTGCGGTGTAGGTTGATAATTTTGGATGTTTTGTTCTAAAACATCACTCTCTGCTATCTCCAGTGCGTTCATATATAGGTATCTTTTGCTATATGTGATGATACCTCCTATTGTTTGCATATTAGCTCCTACAGTTGTTTGACTTGGTATTGTGTACTGAACTTTTTCATTTGTGTCTAAGTCAGTAAATGTTATCTTTGCGCTATCCTTATATAAGGTAAAATGCGGATATAATTTCAAACTATCAAATATTTCATTTGCTAATGGTAAAAAGTCAGATAGTTCAAAATATTTTTGATTCGTGTACTTGTTGAATCCTGTTTTTTTAATCTTCTTTTTTTGTAATAATACTCTTGCTTGTAAAAGTTTTTTCATTTATATTACTTCCTCCTTAAATACTTCGTATAACTCTCTATTATTTCTAGTTCTTCTTGCTTATTTAAACTTGTAAATGCGTTCTCTACTTCTGTATCGTAAGGATATGAATCTGCAAAAATACATATTGTAGAAATTATAAAATCGTCATCTAGTTCTTTTAATTTATCTAGTACTATTTCTTGATTTCGATTCAGTTTATTTAGCTTGTTAAATGCTCGAATACTCTTCGATTCTATTAACTCGTCTATATCATCTCTTTTTACTTCTAGCAGTCTTACATCTTGCTTACATTCTTTTAATAGTTCTATTGCTATGCTTAAGCTGTCTTTAGCTGCTTTTAATTTTTGTACCTCCATCATTCCTCCTATTGACTTTTTATTTTATTTATTTTAAAATGTAATTAAGTATATTTTTTAAGTAGCTGTTTTTTTAACGGCTGCTTTTTTTATTTTTCTTTCACGAAACTTCCGTCTATCATTTCTCCAGTTCTTTTTGAAATGGTATTATAAGCTGTCTCTATGCAGTCTGTAAGCTCTAGCTTGTACTCTTTCGCTAAGAAGTCTAAGAACTCTATATATTTAGCTAGTTTTAAATCTAAGTTATAAATTGTTTCAGATGTAAACATATCATAAACGCTTAAATCTAATCTTTTTAGCTCTGTTATGTAGTGTTTATAGTCTGTGCTTATAGGTAAGCTAGTATCTCTAAGTTTAATCAGTCTAAAGATGATATAAGGGTTTTTAGCTCTCATTTGTGTTGATATTGCTAAAGTAACGTAAACATCTCCTATTGCGTCCTTAATCTCTTCTATAGCTGCTTTATTTCCATTCTCGTAGCTTTCTATTGCTGTTTGTAGTTCTAAACATTCTTCACTTGATTTAAGCAGCTGCTTTGTAAGTCTTCCATCTTGTAGTATTCCTTTTTCTTTTGCCCAATCTATAATGGGTGTGAAATAATCGTAATGTTGTTTCTTCATTCTTTATCCTCCTAAAAATATTTTTTGCTAAACTCTTTATCAAATATCGCTTGAATTAATATTCCTATTCCTGTTGCAAGTCCTGCGATTTGTTTCCAGTCAACGTTAGTTAAAGTTAAGAAACAAACACTTACAACTGCTATCGTCCAGTATATTACGTGTAATTTGTCTTTTTTAATTTTTGGTAATCTCATTTATTTAACTCCTAGTTCTTCTCTAAAAATTTGTACTGTTTTTCTTGAATAAGGCTCGACATACTCCGCTAACCTTTTATCTTGAAAGTAGTCATAGTTTGTTGCAAAGTGTAGAAACGCATATATATTAAATTGTTCTTTTCCTATTTTCAAACAGCTTCCTCGTGGATAAAACTTTTCATCTATTTTTTGTAAGAATTGTTTTTTCCATTTGATGTAAGTTGTATCTTTTATATTGAAACATTTCTTAATTTCTTCTTTTGAGATATAAGGAAAAGTTAAATCCAACTTTTGCAACTCAACTAAGTCTAGTTTTATTTCCTCCATTGAATCACTCCTTTTATTCTAAAACAAGAATCTAGTTCTTGTTATTAGTTAAAAAAAATTTCGTTTGCTTCTTCTTTAGTTAATGCTAAGAACTCGATTAATTTTACTATTTCACTACGTTTGAACTCTTTATCGCCTTTAGCATTAATCTTATCAGAGAAGGTGCTTGTTGATATACCTATGTATTTAGCGCAGTCGCTATATCTCTTTCCTTGCTCTCTCATTTTACCTTTGAGTTTATTCATAGTACCACCTTTCTTTATTTTTTATATTTGCTTTCAAGAATCTAGTTCTTGTTTGCTACACTTATATAATAACATGTATTTTTTTAGATGTCAAGAACTATTTTCTTGTTTTTTATTTTTTTTTTGAAAAAAAGAATAATTTTATTCTTGAAATTAAGAATATTATATAGTATAATCTAAATATAGGAGGTGTGAACAATGTCTACACTTGGCAAAAGAATAGAAGAGAAAAGGATAGCTAAGGGGTTAAAAAAGAAAGATTTAGCAAAACTAATTAATGTTCACGATACATTAATAGGAAAATATGAACGTGATGAAGTTGATTTAGGAGCTAGTAAAATAAAAGAAATAGCAAAGTTCCTTAATACTACACCTGCCTATCTTATGGGGTGGGAAGATGAAGAAAAAGAATCATCACAAGGAATTAAAATCGCTGTTCTTGGAACTGTTCCTGCAGGAATACCTATAGCAGCTGTAGAAGACATTCTGGACTATGAAGAAATACCAAAGAGTTGGGAAAATCAAGGGGAGTTCTTCGGTTTAAAAATCAAAGGGGATTCAATGTTACCTATCCTTACTAATGGGGATGTAGTTATAGTAAGAAAACAAAGTACTGCGGATAACGGGGATACGGTTATAGCAATGGTTAACGGATATGATGCAACGTGTAAGAGATACGAACGCTCTAACAATGGAATTATGCTTATTCCTAACAACAGTAGCTACACTCCTACGTTTTACACTAACGAAGAAATAGAGAGTTTACCAGTTACAATAATAGGAAAAGTTGTAGAACTAAGACGTAAATTTTAGATAGCTAGTTTTAGCTATCCAACATGGCAAAAAGCCGCCAAAAAAAATATACAAACAGGAGTTTATAAAATGAAAAAAACAAAAGTATTATTAACTACATTATTAGCTAGCGCTGTTGTGTTAAGTGGTTGTTCAAGTGAAAAGAAAGAAGCAGCTAACAACAACTCAAACGCTAATCAAACTGAACAAACTAGCAACGATTCAAAAGAAAAGGTTTATAAATTAAATGAAGAGTGGAAAGTTAAAGATCAATGGAAATTAAAAGTAACAGAGGTTAAAGCTACGAGCGAAAGAAGTAAAGAAGAAACAGGAACACCAGTAGAAGAGGTTGTAAAAATTTCATACACTTACGAGAATTTAGGATATAAAGGGAAAACTGGTACAGATGATTTATCAATTTTGCCTATGTCAGTAATCGATGGAGCGAAACAAGTTGTATATAATTATCCATTAGAAACACAAAAATTCCCTGCATACGCTCCTATAGGTGCAAAGTCTGACGGTGTATTTTCTTATGGTCTAACTGCTAAGAGCGATAAAATAAAAGTTGTCTTTGAACAAACTGACAACGAGGGAAATAAACATAGAGCAACATTTGAAGTACCTGTAACAAAATAAGAAACCTCTGTAAGCCTGTATAACTTGATATAGGAGGTATAATTAATATATGTGGATAGAAAGTACCAAAAATGGAAAAGTAAGGTATTATGAAAGAATTAAGCTATTAAATGGTAAGTATAAAAAGATTTCTGTTCTATTTGACAAAGATACAAGAAGTAACAGGAAAACTGCAACTGAGATATTAAGACTAAGAGAACTTGAAGAAAGCGCAGTAATAGATAATACAATTACTTTCTTTGAAAGTTTTGACATTATCAAGGAAAAACATTTTAAAAACATTAAACCTAATACACAAGTTCAGTATGCTACAACTATGAATAAGATTAAAAGGTTATGCAGTGATGCTCCGTTGAATAAAGTTAACGCTAAATATATTCTAAATATACTAGATGATGTAGCTGTATCAGATGTAAACTATAACGCTCATTTAGGTTGCATTAAAACGTTTATCAAGATTCTATATAGGTTGGACTACATACAAGATATATCTTTTCTTGAAAAGCTGCAAAAGAAAAAACAAACTGTTAAAGAGGAAACTAAGTATTTAGAGCAAGAAGAAATAGACTTGATACTAGATGAGTTGAAAGACCATCCCTACTACAGAAATGTAATTGAGTTCCTGGTCAATACTGGTTTGCGGTTTGGGGAATTGATAGCACTAACATTTAATGATGTAGAAGATAACATCTTATCAATTAATAAGACATGGAATATTAACGGAGGTATTAACACACCTAAAACTAAAAGCAGTAATAGAAAAATATCACTCAATCAGAAATGTTTAGATATACTAGAAAGCCAAAAAAGATTAAAAGCTAACTATCAGATTATATACAAGACTTACAACAACGATAAAAATTTAATATTCCCTAATCTACATGGCAATTACATTATACCTAGTCATTTCAGAAAAGGTTTAAAAAAGCTAGTAAGTATTAATTTTAAGATTCATAGTTTAAGACATACTCACGCTAGTTTGTGCATTGATAAGGGAATACCTATTGAATATATCTCAAAGAGGTTAGGACACGAAGACACTAAGGTTACACAACGGATATATATTCATAAGACTAGAAAAAGTCAAAAGAAAGAGTTTGATTTATTCAAGGATATATCATTCTAAATAAAAAAGACTAACATTAAATTAAATGCTAGTCTTTTGTTTTTACCTTATTTTGCCCTTTTCTTGCCCTTTTATTCTACCTTACAACTTGTTAAACTTGATATAATAAGGTTTGTTTATTTATGTTTCATATATGGGAAGTCTAATCATTTCATTTCACAACATTTCAAAAGTGTACAAAAACGCTTGTTTTAACGTGTTTTTGGCTTCATTTCATTTCAATAAAATGTGCAATTTTGAAAGATTTTGTCCTTTTTCTGCCCTTTTTTT